CTGCTGGTAATGTATATTGTTTTGCATACTCATGTGTAGGCGCAGTTGTATCGGCTGCAAGTTCTACTCTTTTTATTAAACAATTCCATGTATGTGATCTAAAAATACTATCTCTTACAGATTCAAAACGCTGATTCATTAATCTTGCGTTCTTACTATCCTCTGTCAAAGAAATAATATTATTAGCTCCCAGCATATTTAATGCTGAATTACATATATCTACTACACTACTCATTTACGTCCTTTTATTTTTATTTGCAAAGGCCCTAGCTTCTGAACGGCTAGAAAATCCCCATTTTTTCAAGGCCAAACTAAGCCTCGTTGGGCGACCTTTTTTATCTTTCATTGGTCCTTTTATTCCTGAGAATCTGGCGGCGAAGCTCACACGCCTCCCAGATTTACCCTTTGATAATGGCCGCTTGACTCCAAATTTTTTTCTCCCAGCTTCATTTAATCCACCAGTTTTATTCTGAAATCTTTTTGCTACCATTTATTTTTTTCTTTTTTTCATCGCTTTCTGAATAGCTGCCGATCTTTTCTTTTCGTAACCACTCATTTTGCCGTCTTTGTTGAGATCACCTTTTCTCATCATTTTCTTTTTTTTAGTATGACCTGGCATAATTAACCTCTCTTTTTCTTTTTAGGAAAACCCGCTTTCATATTAGCATATGCTTTAGGTGTAATTGTTGATTTGCTCTTAGGTCTAGATATACCTTTTTTCTTTCTTGCATTAATATTCGCATACAAGCCACGCTTTGCCATTTTTATTTCTCCTATATTGTTAAAAAAAGGGGGGATGAATTCCCCCCAGTCTAATTATTCTACTGAATAATAAACCCACATAGCGATAGTACCAGTTGCACTAGCACCACCAGTTGTGATTAAAATATCAGTTGTTGCAGTAGTTCTATGCGCAATACCAGTCATAGCAGCTATTGGCGCACCCGTAGATGAACCAGCTAACATGCTTTGTGTTTGACCAGCAGCGTTCCATGTTCCTGTAACGCCGATATATCTATCGTCATCAGCAGAATCCCCAACTTTCAAAGTTACAGACCCACCTAATGCATCACACTTTACAACAACATCATGTATTGTTGCAAAAGCTGGAAGTCTTGCCATAGTAATATCACTACCACTAGCTAAAGATGACGCTTCGAAAGTGTCGTGAAACACTCTGATTTTGCCACCTACTTGTTCGCTACTCGCTTTAACGCTAGGAGTAGAGTCAAGATTGGTAATATTAACACCTTTTACACTTGCCATATCTTATCTCCTATTCGTTACAAGGTATTTGAAATACCTTTTTTTCTTCCATACGAGTTGCACCAATGCTCATACAATAGTAAACTTGTGTACTATAAGATTTATCTGCTCTTTCGCTAATTTTAGCTTGAACATCTTTACCAATAGCAAGTTTAATTGCATCTTCAGTGTAAGCGAATACTAATCTGTCATCAGTGTTTGATGCATCAAAAGGTAATCTGTTTGATGTTACAAACTTGAATCCTAAGAAAGTATCTAGTTCGCCTTGTACTAAAGCTCGTACAGTGTTGAAGTCAGCAGAAGTTACTGTGCTGTCGCCTAACAAGTCAGAAATTTGTTGAGCTCCACAAACGATGTATCTTTGTAAAGATGGATCAACGTCATTAGAGTCAAAAAATTTCTTTGCTGATCTTAATTTAGCTAAAGTTAAACCATCAGATTGGTTTGACGTAGCAAATTTAGATGAGCTAGGTAACGCCACAGAAGTTCCACCAGAAACCCCAGTATCAGCAGAAGCATTAAATGCTGTAATAATTACATCATCCATACTTCTACCCATAGCAGCAGCAGCTGCTTTTGCATAAGAGCTTGTTGGATCAATAAGCATACGGATCTTATCGACATCATCAATTAAATCCGCCCACTCATAGTCATCCATACTTACTCTTCTTCTATCGTGAGGTGTATCGAGTTGCGGGGTGTCCGAATGACGGGATAATTTCTTTTGAGCAGCGGTTACACCGATTTGTTCAAAGAAAGCATTTTTCCCAACAATAGACTCCTGGTCAACTGTATCCCTCAACTTAGATCCCATTTGTTGAGAAAGCATAGTTACATTACGGCTATACTGTTCTACAAATGCTGTAGTAATTTGATTAGACATACTAATCTCCTATAAGTTAAGTGTTAAAAAATTGATTGATTTATCCTCACACGAGGGATCTTTCTTCATTTAACGTCTGATAGACGATCTACTTTCAGATTGTCAGCGGAGTCTTAAAAGATTATTCCGACTCTATCCCCAGCTTCATATTATTAAGCTGAAAAACTTCTTTTACGGCAGCATCATGATTTGGATGTTTCTTATTCCAATAAGGGCCGTTAGGATCAGCAAGAATTTTATTAATTTCTTTTTCTGCTTGATCTGGTGTCATAGCACCGCCCTCATCTTGACCGCCACTAATATTATCTTCTGTAAAACTATTTGATAGTTTTGCTAAAGATTTTACAAATCCTGGATGATTTAAAATATTTGAACCATCACTAAGTGTTACATCTTTTAGTTCACCCTCAAAAAATTTGTTATACATGGTATTGGCTTTACCAACTTCTTTATCATAAGCTAAACCAAAATCTTTTCGTAATTGTTCTTGCGAATTTTGTACTGATAATTGATTATTTTTTTCTATTTCTTCTCTACCGGTAGTTTCAAGTTGCGTATAATAATCTAATATACCTTGTGCTTGATGTGGTAGTAAACCCATCTTATGTGCATGACCTAAAAAATCTTTTACTGGTTGATCACTAGCTCCCTCTTGCACAGTATATTTTACATCATACTTATCAGCAGTTTCTGGTACTCCAAGTTTTTGATAAACTTGTTTCCAATCTTCATCTGTTGCATTTTTACCTGGAATAGCAATTTTATCTTGTCCAATCATTCGTTGTGAATGAACATAACTTTTTGCTAGTTGTCCAACATCTTGAAAACTTTGCAGTGATGATTCACCTTGCAAATCTTCTGGTAGTGTTTGCACAAAACTTTGTGGTTGTGCTTCTGTTTGAGTTTCAGTTGCAGTTTGTTCAGACTGTTGATCTACAACAGTTGCCTGTTCTTCTGTCATTTTTTCTCCTCTAATAACATTGATTTAATAAATAAAGTTACAGCTCTCATACCTTCTAAATTAGCACTCACATATGGATCTTTGTCAAAGTTGGAACTATGAATCCCAGTTCTTTTTTCAAGATCCTCTAAAACTGTTTGGCCCTCTTTAGAAGAAAAGGTTATTTTGTATGCTTGTTTAATTTCTTTTAATATATCTTCTTGTGTTTTACTCATTCAATGCTTTTAATAATGGTGCAGCCTGTCCACCAGCTTGTGCAAGTTGTTGTGCTTGCTGTATCTCAGCTTGTTCTTGGGCCGCTTGTGCTTTTTCTGCTCTAATTTGTGCTACTTCTTGATCAGATCGTAAAACTTTTTTCGGTACACCTAATACATCTGTAATGTGTTGGACAAGTTTGTCAGAATCTATGTAGTCCATAACAGGCATAGACTGTCCAAGTGGTGCAATAATTTCTAATGATCGTAAGATTGCTTGTACTTCACCAGTTCTTTGTGATCTTGCTAAAGGAGAAACATATTCAATGTCTATTGTTTGTCCTTGTAAACTTTCTGGTGGAACAGGTAACATTTTTTTACGAAGTAATATATTGAAACATCTTGTTATTAATGGTTGTAACATTTCAGATTGTAACCTACCCAACACAGGAGCAAGTAAACGCATTTTTTCTTCGTTACGTTGCATGACCTCAGTTGCTGTCATACGCACATCTTGTTGCATTAGGAATTGATCAACATAATATGCTTGACGGATAGCTCCTCGTCTTTGTTGTTCAAGATTTATACCTACAGGTGTATTTGCTCCAATATTTAATGGTTCAATTCTATCTCTACTACCCGATCTATAATAGTTAAGACCACCTGGCTGTGTTCTTACAGGTAAAACAAAACTATCATCTGGTACAAGTAATGGTGGATCTACCATTTTCTGTGCAGCTTTAATTGTAGTCTCAGCCATTTTGTTAAGCATCTTAACATCTGGCAACGCAATCATTGACGGGGATCTACCCCAGCTTTCAGCAGATGATTTTAACCATCTAGGAATAACAAAAGGAAATTCTTCGAAACCAGATATAGAAATAATGTGGCCATCTTCGTGATCATAATAAATAGATACAAACGCCATTGATTTATTATCCATTTTGTATGGATTAAATTGATCATTTGGTTTTACACAGTGATGTATGTCTACTTCATCATACGGATTATCTTTTGCAATCGCTAAAATTCTTTTACCAGCTGCATCACCAAATCTATTAACAGCAGATCTTGCAGACATTTTAAAAGATCTATGTATTGTATCTACAAAACCTTTATCATTTTCGGCAATATAAATTTCTTTTATGTGTCTTGTAGAAAAACGAATTAATTTTTCGTCATCTTCTTCAATCATCATACAAGCAGTACCAAATACGACTAAATCAACATATAACTCATGTACTTCTTGTTGAAAATTTGATCTATTAAGAGCAATATACATTGTTCTTGTACTTGCCTCTAACCATTCTCTACTTTCTTCATCCATGGCTAAATTTTCGTCTTTAAAACGCATACTAAACCAAGGTGTAGCAGCATTAGTTAGCATACCATGTAGTGATGAAGATAATAATTCACTTGCGTGTAGGGCAGTACCATCAAAAATTCTATTAGTTCTTTTATCGCCCTCAGTTCTATCAATATTTACATCAGCTTTTCTTGGTAAAACAAAGTCAGCTATTTCTTGCCAATGACTTTCCCAGTTTTGTCTTTTATTTTTTAATTGTGAATATTGATTTTGTAGTTCGCTTATATTCATTTATTGTCCTAATTGATCTTTTTGTTTGTTATTTTTAGTAAGATTTAACATACCAAGCATATTTCTATTGCTTGTAAATGGTTGACCTCTTTGTTTTGCACTAAACATTCTTGAATATTCATCTACCGCTGCTTGCGGGTTGTTTGCATCAACACTAGCTGTGTTTGCAGCCATACGAAGTGGTGTATTGACAATACTAGCAGCTGGATTGATAACAGATGCACCAGCCAAAGCAATAGATTTAATTCTATTTTGTTCTTCCAACATTTTTTTAGAAATAGGTACAGATGACATTACACCTCCAGGTTCACCAGATCCCATAGCTCCTGGATTTTGCACAGCACCAGGGGTATATGATCCATATTTTATTTCATAACCTTTTGATGTAAGCATATAACCACCGCCACCAGTTCTTTCTGCTTCACCAATGGATACTAAATATTCATTGGTAACTTTACTGGCTTCTCCACCATATCGTATTGGGTTTTTTGCATTTGCTGCAATATATCCACCTCTTGTAGCAGTAATACCTAGAGCTTCTTTGACAGCTTTTTTTGCTTTTTTAACTTCTGAGCTAACATTATTGTTATTATTGTTATTATTATTATTGTTGTTAGATCTGTTGTTACTTCTGCTTGTACTAGCACCCATTATGAACCTAATAATGTTTTCTTTTTAGTATCTACTTCGCTTTCATCACCTCTCATACTTGTTAGTATTGTGTCGGTATATCCAGAAGATTTTTTTTTGATTTTATCAAGAATATCTTTCTTAGTATCAGTTGGTAAATCTTCTGTTATTGCAACAGGTGGTGTTGGCGGAGTAGGCATAGGTGGCATTTGTGGTGGTTTAGGTCTTAAAAATCCCATATGTTACATCCTTTCTCCAAGAGGGTTATAGTTCGTACCAATCGCATACCGATCTAGTTTTTTATTTTGGTTAAAATCTAGTTCTTGCATAGCAACGGCACAAGTTCGCCAAGCATCAGCATAATGACTACTATGATCATGTACTGGCTTAGAAAAAATTCTTTGTTTATCTATCCATTTTCGGTGATACCATTTCATAGCATCCAGAAATGGTTTACATTTTTGTCTATCAATATATGTTTTAGCTAATAAAATTTGCCCAGCGTGAATACCATCTTCTAGTGATAACTTAGGACATACTTTTATTGGCTGCATACCCATAGAATATGCGTATTCTTTTCTGCTATGACCAGTAGAAAGCTCTCTTTGTTCTATATCATGCGGAAAGACATAATTACGGATATTATATTCTGTTTTTC